CTTTTAGTCTTTCAATCTCCTGCTTAATGCTTTCTCCTAAAAATGGATTATCTAAGTAAGTTGTTTTAAAGAATGCACAGTCATCTCTTGGGATCACTTTATCATAAATCCAATGGTACTCGTCTGAAGGATTGTAATCTAATATTACTCTTTCTTTTGTTCTAAATAATAATTGTTGCCAATCTTCCCAATACAATTCGTTTGCTTCATTGATAAATAATAAGTCTCTTTTTCTTCCTCTTACTTTCTGTGGCTGATCTAAAGAAATAAACTCTATTAAGTTTCCGTATAAAATATATTCGCTTGAAGATTTGTTGTGTGACTCTTCTCTATACATTTCATAACTCCTAAGAATATCAATAAAATCTCTCATTACAGATGCTCTTAAAGAAGGAAAAGTCTTTCTACATATTGTTATTGTTTTGTTTCTATTATTAGGACAATAATAAAATATTAGATACATAAGAATATTATAGGTCTTTCCTGACCTAGTACCACCTTGTTCTACTATTATTTTCTTATCTGTTTCTAAAAGATGTTCACAGACAATATTAGTATTAATCGTGGATCGCTTCTCCACTTTTTATTATATTAATTTTAATGTCATTAGGTAATCCTTCTGCTCCTGTTATTTCTTGTCTCTCAACATAGCCTCTTTTTTTACCTTTTGTTTTTAAGTAAAAAATAGTAGCAGATGTGTTTCCATCTTTGATCTGTTTATGTAATTGACTCTCAGCAAAATCTAAAGCAATGTTTTGTATATCTTCTACACTCTCTTTAAACACATCATCTTTCATCCATTCATAAAAAGTACTCCTAGCTATTCCAACTTGCTTTACTGCTGTTGTAACTACTCCTAATGATTTCTCTAAAGCTTCTAGTGTAGCCTTTTTTATAGTGTTCGATTTGTCCATTATTTTTTTATTGAATTAAAGAATTCTAAACGAGCTTCATCGTTCTTTTTAAACATTCCTATTAGCTTAGTTGTAGTTGTCCAAGTGTCGTGTTTCTTAACTCCTCTCATCTCCATACACATATGTTTAGCAGATAATGAAACAGCAATACCTCTAGCATCTAATTTCTCTTGTAGGAAGTCAGCTACTTGTGTGGTTATTCTTTCTTGGTTTTGTAATCTATGTGCAAACAGATCTAATGTCCTAGCTAATTTACTTAGTCCTACGATCTTTTTATTTGGAATGTAAGCAATATGTCCATAGCCAAAGAAAGGAGCAATGTGATGTTCACAAAGAGAATAGAAAGGTATATTAGTTTGTACTATCATTTCATCATAACCCTCACTACTGAAAGTTGTAAAATTCCATTCAGGGATAGTTAAAAACTGTTTAAAAAACTTAATATATCTTTTAGGTGTTTCTCTAAGTCCTTCTCTCTCTACATCCTCTCCGAAGTATTGTAAAAGTCTTGTTACATTGTCTTCTATGTTTCCGTTATGATTTTCCCAAGGAAAGACAATCCACTCCTGTTTGTACTCTTCTCTTTTATCTATTAGTACAGCGAATGGTTTATTATATTTTTTATATTGTTCTAGTGTCGCACCGCTATCAATCAAGTCGTCTACAATAACATCAGCATCCTCTATTTTATCTACTGCGTTTCCTAATATTCCTGCAACAATCTGACCTGCTCTTGGAACTCCATAAAACTTTGTTCCTTCATCAAACTTAGATTTAAGAAACTCAGCTCTATTAAAAATCTCTTTCCAATTTATATTAGTTTTCTCCATAATGCTATGTTGATTACTAAAAATAAAATAATTAATGTAGGTAAGTTAATATGTGGCTCTCCACAAAGTCCTGTTAAGTGTTTAATAGTTTCAATCATACTCCTGTTTTTTTATTCCAAATGTCAATATGTAATCTAGTTGTAAAATTTAAATGATTACTAATTGCTAAGTTAACAACTTCTTCTTTATTTTTGTTTAATAGATCCTGATTTTCTCCTGCAGGCATTAGATAGACTTTTTTCTTATCTAATAAAAAGAGATAATCATCTTTAATTTCTTTCCAATCTTTTTCTGAACTAACTACAAATTTAAAAATACTCTCCTGTTTGTTTAGTTCTTTTATTACTTCAGGCTTGTAAGTAATGCTTTTATCGTTTCCACTATTAGTTAACTTAGGACTGCAATTAAATAAGTTAATATTTTTTAAAAGGTATTCACTTGGTAGGATAGTTCCATTAGTTTCTACTTCAAAAAAAGGATCTACACCTATATCAAATTTAATATATTTTATAAACTCCTCTAACTGAGATTGTTGCATCATAGGCTCTCCTCCTGTTAAAATTATATGTGCTCCATTTTTAATAGCTTCAATACAATCGTCTGGTAAAATATTAACTACTTCTTTGCTTTGTGCTTTCATCCACACCTCGACTGTATCACATCTCCATTCAGCATCGTTATGAAGTTCTCCGTCAAATTGAGTCCCCATTCCACCACACATTAAATTACATCCTCCTAATCTTACAAATACACTAGGAATTCCTACTGTCTTTCCTTCTCCTTGAATAGAATAAAAGACTTCACTAATCGCTATCTTTTTCATATATAATTGTACTTGATTTTGTCTCTGCTAATTCAATTCTAGTTATAGGTAACTTACCTTCGTTCCTTATTCTATTAAAAATCCAAATTGCCATATTTTCAGCACTTGTTTCAAATGGTACAGATATAAAAGGTTCATTAGCCATTCTAAAAACATCTACTAATGGATCTTCCTCAAACAATATAAAGTGATGATCATACTTTTTTATAATAGGCTCAGCTATTTTATCGATATCACTGAATAACATTGTTACTCCATCAGTCATTTCAGTAAATTTAAACTCACAAACTACATCGTAAGTATGTCCGTGTAATCTTCCACACTTCTCTCCTGCGTTTTTATTTCTATGTCCTGCATAGTAGTGATATTTTTTTCTGATCTTAATCATTAGTTTTTAATTTTGATTTCCTGCGTAACCTTCGTATATTTTTTTAAACTGTTCAGCAGCAAAAGTTTCAGTTCCAAAATACTTTTTATTATGAGGAGTTTTATGTAATGGAAATTTTTTATTTTTAATTGCTTCCCACTTCTCAAATCTAGTAGTCCAAATATTTTCTTTTAAATTTCTAACGTGATTTATTCCTGCTAGTGTTTCAATCTTTCCATACTTAACAGGAGCTAACCAACTTGTAGAGTCTGACGAAGAACAAAACTTAAATTTATCTAATTTCTTTTTCTCAGTAAATCCTAATAAATGTATGTCAATGTCAGGCTTTTTGTTTTTTATATAATTTGCTAATCTGTAAAGGTATTCTTTCTTTTTAATAAATCTTAATTCAGGAACACTAAGAGCAATGTAATCAGAAAACTCAATCAATCTATCTAATCCTTTTTCCTTATCTTCAAAATGAAATACATTTATAATTCTATTTGAAAGTTTTTCTTTCATCTTTATACGATACTCCCAAGCTTTTTCTACTCCTAATACTTTTTGACAATCTACCTCAACCATCGTTCCATTATACTTTTCGTGTAACACATAATCTGTTAAACACTCATACCATTTGTCTAAGTAAGCTTCGTCTTTCTTTCCTTTAAGAGATCCGAACATCAAAGTAAAAAGTCCACTATCTAAAATATAATGGTTGTATTTAGATGATATTTGTTTTATAATTTTTCTTTCATCCACCTTTCCATTCTTAAACATTTTATATACAAAAGGAAAAGCAGTTCCAAGACCATAGTTAACTCCTGCTGCCATTGAACTTATTGCGTGATTCATTTGCTCAGTTCCTGCAAAATGAACTTTAATGTTCTCTTGGTTTTTTATAATCATAGATCAACCCTTGCTCCTCCTTTAGAATCTTCAAAGACTTCTACCCAAACTCCTCCATCTTCTTTTAAGAATTCTAATAAGTCTTGTGCTATCATTTCACAACTCATAGCTTCAAACTGACAAGGACTTCCATAAGACTCAAATAAATAGTCTTTTAAATGATCCTGCATTATAAAGATTTCTTTTTCTCTATTTAGGTCATCAACTTTTAAACCTGCTCTAATTTGAAATATGTGTCTGTGATCGTGTTCTAAAAAAGAAACTACACTTGGTGCATTAGGGAAGTGATGAAATCCCTCAATGTCAAAATCTAATATTACTGTTCTCATAATTGTTTGTTTATTATAAGATCGTAAATAATTTTCTCTTTTCCCACTTTTTCCTTGTCTAATATTTCTGTTAAGGTATTGTAATCTTCTTCTGTGTATTCTAAAATAATTTTATGTTTACTATTTTTTGTTTCTAAGTCTCCTTCTTCAAAAAAATCTTCTAAGTCTACATCTTCTTCAGGATTCCAAACATCTAATCCCCAATCATTCAAAGGAAGTTCACTCCATCCGTTAGCTATTCCATCCCAATCCCATTCTCCAAAACCTACATTGTCTTTTATAATGAACTCTTTTTTTTGCTTTTCAGTCCATCCTTCTGCTATTATAACGTCTATTTTTGTTAATCCTGCTTCTAAACAAGCTTTTAATCTCATATTACCTCCCAAAACTATCATCTGATCATCTACTACAATAGGTCTTTTTTCTAGCATCTCAGGGAACTCCTTAATAGAATTAACTAGCTTTTTAAATTTATAATCTTTTATAACACGAGGATTTTCTGTGTTAGGTTTAATTTTTGAAATATCTATTTTCATAATAATTTTAATTGGTTCTTATCTCTATTTGCTGCAAAGGCTAACATATTTCCGCTATTGTTTGTCCACTCTAAGTTTGTATAATGGTTATTTGTTTTGTCTTCATCTATGTGATTAATTGTACAATATTTTTCTCTGTTATAACATTTTATAAAAGTACAGGCAACTATTCTGTGAAGATAAGATGTAATTTTTTTTCCATTATATATAAACCCTGACCTGTGATAAGGCTGACTTCTGTTTGTTGAAAATACTTTTAACTTCCCTGTTTTTGTGGATCTTACTTGACCCCTTCTATTTACTTCATATCCTTGTAAATAAATTGAAGTAAAATCATTACAATTCCAATAACACGCAGGTTCAAACTCACTTAAAAAACTGTTTTCATATTTAAAAAAAGACAATTGATTACCCATTAACCAACCATTAAATCTTTTTCAATCATATAAGTAAAAATCTCTGCTACACTTGGATCACAGTTATCTATTATTTTTTTAGCTTTTATCTTTTTTGCTTTTCCTACAGTACTTGCGCTAATTAATATATCAAAGTACTCATCTAATTTTTTGTTGTATTTACAATACATTGGGTAATTTCTGTATGCGTATAAGGCTGTAGAATGATCAAAGCTTTTCCCTTTATTTTCGAAATAATCTCTTATTGATTCGTAAGTCATTCCTTCTACTTCTCGCATAATATAAACAAGTAAAGACCTTATTTCAACAGTCTCCAATTTTCTTGTGTTTTCAAAAGGATTAATGTCTGTTATATCTTCTAAAAGTTTAGATATGTAATTTACATAATTGTAGTTAGTTATTCTTTTCTTTCTTTGATATCTATTTTCTTTTTTCATAAAGTTTCCTGTATTAAATATTCGTTTAAATCTTTTTTTACATTGTTAATGTATTCTTGTATTGCTCTTTCACATTTCTTTTCCCCATCGTAATAAAATTCTTCAGAAACTTTACAAACTTTTGGAACTAAACTTTCCTTGTCAATAGCTATAAATATAAAATCTTTATAAGAAACATTAAATAGATTACAATAAACATAACATTGAAGGTCGTAGGAAAAATTTCGTGCTGAGTACTTAAATTTTGATATTTGGGTTGTAGTTTTTAAGTCAATTATTCCACCGCTACTTGTTATTATGTCTGCTTTTCCACGAAAGGGCATTCCCATAACTTCTCCTGCTATTGGTATTTCAAACTGAGCCTTATTTAAATATTGAACTAATTGACTATTTTTTAGAAAGGCGTCTGCTAATCTTTCTGCATCTTCTTTTTCTTTTATAGTAAACACCTTTCCAAATTCCTCTTTTGCTTCTTTAAATTTTTTAGTATTCTTGCTCTGAACTTCTATAAATTTTTGTGCTTCGAAAACGTGAGGTTCTAAAATAGCAGTATGAAATAACCAACCATCTCTAAGAGGTTGAGTTTCTGATTGTCCGTACTTTGTTATGTAATAGTATTTTTTATATGAATCTAGTAAGAGTTTTGCTGAACTACTACTTAGCATATTTTTTCCACATAACTTATAGTAGAAGTCATCACTATCCATATTGTGTATCAGTTCTTCCTTACTCCAAACTGATCCATCAAGGAGTTTTATTGTACTAACGTCTTTCATCCCAATCGTCTTTAAATATTACTTTGCTTTCAATTAAACTATCGTAATCCTGATACGAATTCATAAGAGCGTGTCTTAAATCATTTATTTCATCCCATTTTGCTCCGTGTGGATTATCGTCCCAAGTATAAGTTAATATTTGTACAGCCTTTTTATTTTTATAAATTCTAATTTCATACTCTCCTGTACATTCTAGTTTCCATTGGGTACTTCTTTCTCTTTTGTCTGATTCCTCAAGCTTAATTATTAATTCAGCTTTAGTACATTTCTCTAATGTTTCG